GTTTATAATACAATGGTTGCTGAATCAGAAGATGCTGAAAAATTCAAAACAGCTATGTTTAGAGGGTTTGAACGAGCATTACAAACACCATCAGCAATACCTACATTACTTACTCCTTTAGTAGAAAGTAGATACAATATTGATTTAGTTACAGGTAGACCACTAATAGGTCAAGGGCAATCTAATCTAGAACCTGAATTACAATTTAGTCCTAAATACACTTCTGAATTAGCTAAAACTATTGGTGATTATAGTGGTTTATCTCCTATTCAAGTAGATCACTTTATGAATAGATACTTTGGTACGACTGCAGGTTTATTAGGTTTAATGACTACGTCTATGTTAGCACGTGCTAGAGGCGATATATTACCTGAACAATCTATTAGAGAAGTGTTCTTAAAATTACCTAGCAGCGGTTCTTTCCTAGCAAGAGAACATGGTTCACGTAATGTAACTGATTTCTATGAGTTAGCAGAGATTGTAGATAAAGCTGTTCAATCAGCTAACAAATATAAAGGACTTGATTATAATAAATATCAAGAGTATTTAAACAAAGATAACAATAGAGATCTTGTTATTATGCAAGGTGAAATGAGACGTATTAGTGATCAATTATCATTATTACGTTCACATGAAAATAAAATACTTGCAAGCAAAGATGCTGAACGATATACCCCTGAATCTAAAAAAGAACAACTTGAACGTATTGAAAAACGTCGTCAGGATTTATTAGGTCATCAACTTAAAGTTAAAGATAGAATGGATAGATATATACAACAACTACGTTATCGTGGTGGTTTATAAACGCCAGACTCTAATACCTTTAACACCTTCTTCTATAACAACTTTGTGAACGAACTGAAATTCAAGTCGTTCACTTTCTTTTTGTATAGCTTTGATAGCTGACTCAGTATCAATAGCAGGTATAAAGATAGACGAGCCTGGAACAAAATTAGGCCAATCTATTTGATAATTTACGCCGTTAGTTAACACTTCGTGGTATATCCAATGGTAAGTCGTTAGTCTTAATTCCTTCAAAGGTAGAATTATCAATCCATATGCATCGAACACCTGAGCCGCTAATATCTAATCCTTTATGTAACACTTTGGAATCTCCTGATTTATACTTCAAAACATTATTGTCTTTAAGCTTTTTAATAAAGTCCTCATAGTCTACGTTGCCGAGGTCCTTTAAATATGAACGCATTATACCGCAAGGAATATAAATTGTATTAGTATCAGGCTCAATTCTGACTCGTAACTCATTGATTGGTTTCAATAAAGGCGCTTCTTGTAATCCTGTTCGTGCATCTATGACGCTATTAATAACCAAAGTATTCTTTAAGTTTTCATGTAAGAAAGTAGTTAAAGTTTCCATAGCATCAAAATCACGAGCCTTAAGTTCTACTCTAGATTTATCTAACTCTAACTTAATAGCTTTTTTAACAGGTTCTAAGTCTATATTATGGATACCTAATTGTTTTGCTATTTGAGCGCCTAAGAATACGGCAGCTAACGTAGCAGAATACTTGCGGTCTTCACCTGCTATGTTCCATGCCTTATCAATTTTTTCTTGAGTTTCTTTTAAAGCTATTCTTACTGAATCTAAATTAGATATAACCCATTGAGCATAGATTTCACCTGCATGTCCATAGTTATCAAACAATCTACCAAAGTAGTCATCAGCTTCTTTCTTAGTTAGACTTGTATCTTTATCAATACGTAATTGTAAGAAGCGAGCCATTTCACCTGAAGCTTTAGCATTTGATGAAAACATAACAGTTCTAAAATCTGTATTGGATGATACAACGCAAATCAAATTAAAGACGGTATCGTTCTGTCTTTCTTTATTTGTGCCGCCACTACCCATACGATTTCTACCACGACCTGTAGACATGAACTTTAAGAATTCATGAAGTTGATCAGGTGTTACTTTAGTAAACTCATCTACAGCTGCAGGTAAGTTATTCATATACCCCATACGATTAATAACAGCATTACCTGTATCACCCCATACTTGAATAAGTTTAGCTGATAATTCAGGATTACCGTAAACACTAGTCATAGCTTGCAAGACGGTTGATTTACCTTGTCCTGACTCAGGGTTATATAAATTAATTACTGCTGACTTTTCTTTTGTTTTAAAAAATGGCATAAGTAATGAACCAAATGCACAGAAGAAACCAAAGGCACGCAATTCCATACCAGGTCTTTCATATACTGATATAGCTTTCTTCCACTCTTCGTATGTGCCTTTCTTTTGTAGTGCTGGGTTCACATCATTTAAATCTTCTGATACAGGAACATATTTAATACCAAATGCACTAATCTCACGATTACCAATAACAATTTTATTATATGCGGCATTCCAACCATATTGTTTATACATAGGTGTAGAAGCTTTTTGTTTTTGTTCTGCATCTACAACAGCTATGATGTAATCAATAACGTTATCTAGTTTCTTACCATTTTTAACAATACCTTTAGCTACTAGAATCTTTCTAGCTTCATCACGAGATAGTAATTGTGTCAATGGCGCTATAAATTCTTGCACACCTTCATGAGGAAGATGTAATTTAAACCATGCACAGAAACCAATAGCATGATCATTTAATATTTCAACAAGATAAAAATCAAAGTCATATACCATGATGGCTTCTTCATTCTCATCAGCTACAGTTTTATACACTCCACCATTCTTACCTCTGAAATAAGGGAAAGGATAGTCAGGGATTTGATAAGTAACAACTTCACCTAACTCTTCTGACTTAGCTTGTATAACATTATCTGCTCCTTTAGAACGTAAAATAACTCTGCCTAATTCTATAGGAGAAGTAATCTTACCTTTATGTTTACATCCATCACAACCTTCAGGACGCAAGCCTTCAAATTGCCTACATGTATGTGGGCCTGGTATAGCACTTGCTTTAGCTTCTGTTTTAGCATAGTCATAATCAGGATGGTGTTTAGATATATTATGTATGGCAGCTTCAGAGTCTTCACAATAAGCAGCGATAGATAAACCTGACCTCCATAGAGGTTCTTCTACGGTAGCTTGTTTAGTCATGATATGAATGAGTTGTGCGCAGCCATCATCTTTACGGCAGCGTTCAATAATCTTCATAAATTTAGATGAGTTGTTACCTAAAATAGCTTTAGTAGCTTCATCTAAAGGACGTTTAGCTTTAGGTTTATCTGATAGATGAATAGGAATAAGACTTGCTAACTCATCAAAAGGAGTAGGTATGCCTTCATTAAGAACAATTACATTTTCAGGTTTAGCTACATCTTTAAAATTCTTTGTGCCTGGAACTCGTAATATACGAGCCATGTCTGCAGTGCAAGCACCGTCAGCTTTAAGTCCATGTTTAGCACATAAGAACTTTAATCCTTCAGCTACAGGTTGCCATATAGCTTTATCTACAGGTTCAGTAAAAGGCCAATAACAATGAATACCTCTACCTGAATCTACAATAGTAGGTGCTGGGAGTTGTGTTGTATCTGTGAAGGAACGTAACGCTACAAGTGCTGCGTCTTTAGTTTCGTAGTCTTTCCATTTGCGTTTCTTTGTATCAAAACCACAGTCTATATCAAGCCATAAAATACGTTGTTCTTTAGCATTTGTTTTCTTGCGTTCTGTTGGTTCAATATATGTTGAACATGCAAAATAAACATCTTGCGTATCTACTAATAATTTATTTACTACTTCAATTGCTTCGTCTATGGAATTTATAAACTTAGGAACTACTACATTCTGTTGGTCTTTGCCGAGGATACAATAATATCCTTGATCAGGCCATACTTGTTGTAAAAATTCTTTTGTTTGCATTTGTCTCTCAAATGTTGTATTGCGTAAATAGGTGGGCTACTTGCGGTTTATAAATTAACTACCATCTAGCAACATATAAAAAGTGCTTTCGCCCGTTGTATTACTTATTAAGATTAACGATCAATTCCTTAATCTTTTGGTCAAGTTTTCTTGATGGTTTTGCTTTACCCGAAAACCAATCATACACTGTTTGCCTCGAAACGTTAAGTGCTTTCGCTACTTGACTAGCAGGATACTTTAGTGATATGCAGACCGCACCTAATAGTGTTCCTGTAGTCTCTTTAGCTTTAGCATTTGCTTCGATTACTACTTGGGAGTAACCACGCATGATTACGCCCAATCTGATACTAAGTCATCTAAACTAACATCACCTTGATCTGCTTTAGGTGCTGCTGGTTTTGGTGCTGGTGGAGGTGTAGGTTTCTCCGTTGCACGAACTGTAGGTTCAGGAATATCATCTTCTACTTTAGGTGCAGACACTTGTGGACGTTCAATAGGTTGTTGTTTCTTTGTTTCAAACTCTTCACCATCTTCATCTTTATTGATGTTTACTGATAATGTAATAGCACGTTTAGCTTCTTCTGAAGTTGACTTCGTAGCACATATTGCATACTCTTCGTCTGTTAAACGTTTGATTGCTTTAAACCCAATCTTAGTGCTTGATGAATCTTCATCAAAAGAAACCCTTGATATCACAGACATTAAGTTTTCACCATTTGCACGAACATAATCTGTATATTCATGTAAAGGTTTGCAATCTTTTGTGCCATTACCAAAGATAGATTGCGCAGGTAAAGTCATTTGATATACATCACCATTCATATCATCAGCACGAACTACTGCAATACGTCTACTAAAACGACATGCTTTAGTTCCATTAGCACCTGAACCTTTAACATTTTGTGGGCAGGTTAAACATGTTGTAGATTGTTTTTCTACAACGGCTGGGTCAGGTGTTTGACTATCAGATGTCCAACATGTTGGAGGTGGCATCTTCTCACCTGGAACATATGCTTTAGAAAAATACATTCTGTGAACGTGTGGCGATGCATTAACAATAACCACATCGAGTGCGTCTTGATTTGACTTTTCAACTTCTTTACCATTAACCATCAATCTAAATTTACCACCACGTATTGAAATACGTTTAGCAGTTGTTGAACTACCTGTAATATTAGCAGTAAATCCATCATCTCTACGGGAATGTGTTGCTACTGCGGTGCTACCAAATACGTCTAAATCATTACTCATACTTCCTCCTTATTTTCTCTGCTTTTAGTTATTCTTACTGTATATTCTTGCGTTGCTTGTAATCCTGGTGGATGCTTATCAGGATTTTGTTCTAAATACTCTCTTATTGACGACTGCACTAATTTCTTTTCAAAAAACTCAGGCAATTTATTTTCTAGTATAAAGTCATACATACTATTCCAATCACTTGTCCAATATTTTGTTTTTAATATGCGTGATATAGTGCCTGCTTTAGTCTTTAAACTAGATACGTTCAATGTTCTACATGCTTCATTAAGTGCCATATCTACTTTATCTCGTTGCACTTTAATATCAGATATTTGTTTTTCTAATTCAGAAATTTTATCTCTCATATTGATAGAAGCTTGCATGAGTTTTTCTATCTTATTATCATCTAATTCCATATTCTCTCCTTTCGATAATTAAGGATAACAGTATAACACAATTATTTACAATGTCAACTAATTTCTTTATCAATTAAATGTCCATATGTAAGTATTACCCAAAAGGCAAATTGCAACAATTCTTTAGGTGTTGCACTATTTTTCATTACGTTAGCTTTGTTGCTTATTATATGAACGTTGCCTTTTACATATCCTTTGGCATTGTCTATTCGATCTAATGAGGGTGATGTAGCCCTTGGGCCTTTATTACCATCACCTTTAAATTCTTTAAGTATAGGTATACCTAATATAGGGCAAACGGGAGGTATTTTTATATCAGTAGCATCTATATTAAACTCAATCCCTAGTTTTTTAGCACGTGACTTTATTGATGTAATAATATATTTTTCATTGTTTTTTAATTGCCATTTACCTATATATTCTTTATATTTTGCAGCGTTCTTTTTTCTATACGTTTTATGATACTCTTTGTATTTTTCAGGATTATCAAGCCTCCATTTTTTTGCTCGTTCATAAGGTGTCATTCTTCAAATTCCTTAGCTATATAATTGTTTGTTATATAAAGGTTTTAATTTTCTAATATAGTTTGCTTCAACCTGACCACAATTTTCAGTGGGAATAAAATAAACTTTATCAAATATTTTATCTTGTAGATGTTGGGCGAGTCTAGAACCAAGATTACCTGTTTGACCTACGTATACTATATCCTTATCTTGACAGAGAAAATAAACTCCTGGCGGATATCCTGCGGGAACTTCAATTAAATCAGATTCGTTTTTAATTTCTTCTGGCGGTTCGGTAATAATATTTTTAGCAATGGGTGTATGTTTAAGTCTTACATAATTTATAGGAAGTGTTTTACCTTCATGTTTATATAAATTATTGCGCATCCAATTAGCTACTTCTTTAAAATTAAAAGCTTTCGTTTCTGCACCATAACTATAATGAGGCATCCAATTATGCTCAGCATAATATTTAATATCCTCTAGCGTCATTAACCCTCTTAGTTTTTTAGCTAACTCTTCTGCGGTTATTAATGAATTAAATAATTCAGTTTCTTGGATTGCTTTATTATTATCCGTTTCTTCTTGAATATATATTGAACAATCATGCCATCCTTTTTTTAACGTGGCACTTATAACATCTACTTTATATCTATTTGTATATACAACTATATTACCTTTGTAATGATGTCTATTTAATAGTAACGATTGTATATCTTCTCTCAAATAAAATAATTTAGTGTTATAGTTACTAAGAACCCTATTAACAATTTTCTCAAAAACTTGAGTATGCACTGGAATTTTTGAGTTGTTTAATTTA